CGCCGATCTCAATCAGGACATAGGACTTAACGTGCAAATTCAGGAAGCCATCCTCACCGCATCGTCAAGGACCGGAATACAAGCGGCTCGGGTTCGGCCGTCGCGCACAAGCGCTCAAGCCGTCTGCCGGTCGATGGACGGCTGGAACGGACGATCGAGGACGTTCTGAAAATCTACGGAAGATCGACGAGCGGCTACGGAACTTTCGACACCAACGAGACCGTGTATCGGTTCCCGGTGCTGCTCAAAGACTATGCATCCGCCGGCGCTGATTTCATCGCTTTCACGCATGAAGCGACAGATCTGATCGCAGCAAAGATGGGCGACGAGGCGTTTTCTACGGGCGGCTACACGCTTTTCCTGCGCTATGTGAACCTTGGTCAGGACTGGATGTTGGTCGCAATGCTCAAGCTCAAGCCAGGCACGGGCGTGAACGACCAGACCCTAGACCTCAGCGATACCTTGAGCTTCGATATCGACCGACTGCATGAAGCGGCTCGGGTCGATCTGGGCAAGTGGCAGGCCGGCACCCAGCCTTACCTGTCTTTCATCAAAAAGCGCCAGAGCGGAGCGGAAGTTTCGCGGTACTTCCGCGAGGCGCTCGGCTGCACCGAATACACGGATTCGAAGCATCACACGCAGCAGATGCGCAACGCCTTCGAGTCGTTCTGCGATGAGAATGCCTGGGACCAGAAGCAGAGGCGCGAAGGGCGCCAGCGGGTATTCGACTACTGCGAAGCCAAGGATAAAGCGGGCGAGCCGGTGAACCTGACGGCACTGTCCGCAGTGATCGATGATCAAAATCCGGCAGCATTCTCGGAGTTTGTGCGAGACAATAACTACGAAGTCAACGAGACCTTCAAGCCGCACAAGGCCACATACACCCGTTTCAAGCGGATTTCCCGCTCCTTCGGCTCGGTCAAGATCAGCTTCGACGTGCAGGACATTCTGGACGGGCGCGTTGACCTCGATGACAAAAGCGGACGCCTGCTGATCAGCAACCTGCCCGACGAATTGATTGCCGAAATCAAGAGACACAAGGCCAACGACGATGACCCCGCTGCCGGATGACCCGCTCGAATTCGCGATCGTGCTGTTCATGCACCTGCACGATCGCAAATTCGACGCTGGCGTGATCAGCGGAAAGGTTGCGCCATCGCTCGATTTCGCCGAGGTCGAGCGACGTCTCGATGAAAAGGTGCTGTCTGCGAACGCGACGGCGCGAGCAATCGAATGGTATGCACCGCGACAGTTTTTCCGGTCGCTGGAACTACGTCCTGGAGGCTGCCGCGCGGCGCATCAAACCTCCGGAGCGCTTCTACCTGGCCGACATCGATCGGCTGTGCCGGGCGGGCGACGCGGACCTGCCGGCGGAGGTCCGCAACTATCTGGCGGCGACAAAGCTGTATGACCTGCTCTGGAAGGTCGCAGATCACCACGGCGGCGCCGGGGAAGAAAAGACGCTGGTGTTTCTCAACCGGGGGAAGATCGAGATCACGCCGGCGTATGGCGTCGCAGATCTGCGCGGGCTGCCGAATCTCGATGACTTCGAGGAGGCGTTCATCGAATCAGACATTCACCGTGAGCAGAAGCAGACCGTTGTCAAGACCGTGCTTTTGGAACTGTTCTCCGGCAAGAGCCGGTTCCCCTTCTCGGAAGTGCTGGCGCGGTTCGAGGACTTCGTCGAGAAGGTGCGTTCGAGCTACCAACTTTACGTTGCTGAGTTTTCCTTTCAGAAAGTCAAGGCCGAGGTCGAGAAAGAGAAACTCGACGCGATGCTCAAGCTCAACAAGGTGTTCTCGGACATCCAGAACCAGTTGCTGGCCGTTCCGGTTGCCTTGGTGCTGGTGGGCGGCCAAATGGAGGACAAGGGCGCCTGGACGAGTAAGAACGTGTTGATTTGGCTGGGAGCGCTGGTCTTTTCGATCCTGATGGATCTGTTAATCCGCAACCAGCGACATACGCTCAAGGCCGTCAAGGACGAGATCGAGCAGCAGCAAGAGCAGATTAAGACCAAGTACCAGTCGATCGCCGACCGTTTCGCGGTGATCTACGAGGAAATCGACGCGCGCCATGTACACCAGAAGCGGCTGCTTCGCGTTGTTGATCTTCTGGTCGCCGCCGCGCTTGCGGTCACGACCGTCCTGCTGCTTTGGTTCTCGGGGGCCATGTCGCAACAGCCTGTCCTCGAAGCGCTTTTTGCCCGATCGTAAATCGCATTAAAAAACGCCCTCCGCCACGCGCGGACGGCGCTCAGCATTGAACCTCTTCATTTAGCCCCGCCTCCCCGCGCCCTCGATCATGAGGGCGTCGTCATTTTCGGGGGTGGGGCTTCGTGGAGATTCTGCCGAACAGGGACTTGCCGTGGCCGATCATCTGGCCGGGAGTGGCCGAGATTGCGCGCAGCGAGGGCTGCCGGTTGCGGGCGTACCGCGACATTGCCGGCGTGTGGACCATCGGCTGGGGCGAGACCGAGGGCGTGCGCCCCGGCGATGTGATGTCCCAGGACGCGGCCGACCGGCTGTTGTGCAGCCGGCTGGGCGAGCTTGCACAGAATGTGGGGGCTGTGCTGATTTACCCGGCCACCCCTCATCAGCTGGCGGCGATGGTGAGCCTGGCCTACAACGTGGGGCTGGCGGGCTTTGCGCGCTCGAGCGTGCTGCGCGCCCACAACGCCGGCAATCCGCTGGCGGCGGCGCGGGCCTTCGGACTGTGGAACAAGGCACGCGTCAACGGCGTGCTGAAAGAGGTGCGCGGGCTCACCGCGCGGCGTGCGCGCGAGTCGGCGCTGTATCTGACCCATGCCGCTTCCCATCCCCCGCTGCTGGATACGCTGCCCGAGGATGCGGCCGGCGCGGCGGCGGAGATGCCTGCGGCCGAGTCCGAGTCGCGCATGACGGCCAGCCCGATCGCGCAGTCGGGGGCGGTGTCGGTAGCCACCGGAGCGGCGGCGATGGCTTCGTCGATGTCGGCCGATGTGCGTGAGGTTGCGGCCGGCCTGGGCGTCGATCCCCTGCTGGTGGTGGCGGCCGCGGGGCTGATCGTAGGGGCGGTGGTGCTGTGGAATCGCTACCGGCAGCGGCGCGAGGGCTGGGCATGATCGGCAAGTACCTCGACGGGGCACTTGCCCTGGCGATGGGCGCGGCGCTGCTGGCGGTGCTGGTCGTGGTGGGCTGGATGAGCTACCAGACCGGGGCGGCGAGCGGCATGCGCGAGGCCTCTGCCGAACGNGACGCGAGCCCTCCAGGCCGAGCAGGCCGCAACCCGCGATGCACTCGAGCGCCTGCAGGCGGCGCAGACCCACGGCGATGCGCTGAGCCGCCAGNTGACNGCCGCGACGCGTGCAGCCGATCGACTTCGTAAGGAACGAAATGATGCGATTCCCCGNGCGACCACTGGCCGTGTGTGCCTGGACGAGCCTGCTCTGCGCGTGCTCGACGGTGCCCCCGGTCTCCGTGCCGACCTGTCCGGCGCCACCGGCGGCNCTGCTGGAACGGATGCCGGACACGTTGCCACCGATACCCACGTCGCCCGCTGGGCGCTCGATGCCGGCGGCCAGTACGACGAGTGCCGCCGCCGGCTCGATGCGTTGATCCGGTATCACGAAGACCCGTAGCAAAGCCCACAAGGACCGCAATGAACATCGAACAAATCAACTTCGGCTTCGGGACGATGCAGTGGATCGTGATCGGGGTGATCGGCATCTATTCGTGGCTGATCGGCCGCCAGGCGGCGAGCGCCAAGGAACTGCTGGAGCTGCGCACGCGCATCACCACGCTGGAGGCGGAGATGCGCCAGGTGCCGAGCCCGAACCAGCTGAACGAACTGATGGGCCGGCTCGAGCGCCTCGACGCCAAGCTCGAGGGCGTGACCGACAGCATGCAGCCGCTCGCCCGCAGCCTGGACCGCATCAACGATTACCTGCTGCAGCACAAGTGAGCGACCGATGAGCTATTCCGACTTTCTCCGCCGTGACATGCGTCTGGTGATCCTGCGCATCCTCTCCGAGCTGCCGAGTTACCGGGGCAACAGCTCGGTGATCGCGAACCTGCTCCACCAACTCGGCCACAGCTGGACGCGCGACCAGGTGAAGGCCGAGCTGCGCTGGCTGGCCGAAGTGGGCACGCTCGCCGTGGACGAGGCCGGCTCGGTGCTGGTGGCGACGCTGGCCGAGCGCGGGCAGGACGCGGCCGAGGGGCGCGTGACGATCGACGGCATTGCGCGGCCGACGGGCCTGACCGTGGGACCGCAAATCATCCGTCGACAGGCAGTCGCCAGGCGTGCGTGCGCACATCCTGCGCCGGCTGCGCGAGAACCGCCTGACGCTCGACGAGCTGATCGCGGATCTGCACGCCACCTTCCCGGACGCTGCAGCCAGCGGCGAACTGCCCAGCCGCAGCGCGCTGCACCGCTTCGGCCAGGGCGTGCAGCAGATCGTCGCCCACGAACGCGAGATGGCGGCCGCGGCCGAGGCGCTGGTGGCCGAGCTGGGCGAGGAGTTCGACGCCAAGAGCGGCGCGCTGCTGGCGCAGGCGGTGACGACGCTGGCGAGCAAGACGGCGATGAACGCAATCCAGTCCGACCAGACGCTGGAGATCGGCGACGTGCTCGACCTCGCCCGCGCGGCAAAGGCGGCGCAGGAGGCGCGCAGCCTGAACCTGAAAGAACGCCAGGCCGTGGCGAAGGCGGCGCGCGAGAAGCTGCTCGAGGAGCAGAAGGCCAAGCTCGACGCGATGGGCAGCAAGGGCGGCGTAACCGAAGACACCAAGCGGGCGATCCGCGAAGCGCTGGGGATCGTGTGATGGCCACGCCCAAGGGCCGCGCCCGCGTGATCCCGGTCAACCCGGACGCGATCTTCCTGCCGTTCCAGTCCGAATGGATTCAGGACGCGTCACGCCTGAAACTGATGGAGAAGTCGCGCCAGATCGGCATCAGTTGGTCGACGGCCTATGGCGCCGTCGAGCGCGCGGCCGCCCAGGGCGCACGGCACGATGAGTGGGTGAGCAGCCGCGACGACATCCAGGCGCGGCTGTTCATTGAGGACTGCAAGCTGTGGGCCGGCATCATGCACATGGCCGCCAAGGATCTGGGCGAAGTGGTGGTCGATGCCGACAAGAAGCTCAGCGCCTACGTGCTGCAGTTCGCCAGCGGCCGACGCATCCACAGCATGAGCAGCAACCCCGACGCGCAGGCCGGCAAGCGCGGCAGCCGCATCCTGGATGAATTCGCGCTGCACCGCGACCAGCGCAAGATGTGGGCGATCGCCTACCCCGGCATCACCTGGGGCGGCAGTATGGAGCTGGTGAGTACGCACCGCGGCAGCAATTCGTTCTTCAACGGCCTGGTGCGCGAGGTCCGTGAGAAGGGCAACCCGAAGAAGATCAGTCTTCACCGCGTGACCCTGCAGGATGCGCTCGACCAGGGCTTTCTCTACAAGCTGCAGCAGGCGCTGCCGGCCGATGCCGAGCAGCAGGACATGACCGAGGCCGAATACTTCGACTTCGTGAAGGCAGGGGCGGCGGACGCCGAGTCGTTCGACCAGGAATACATGTGCATCCCGGCCGACGACGACAGCAAGTTTATCGAGTACGAGCTGATCACCGGCTGTGAATACATGGCCGGCATGCCGTGGGAACGCGGCCATGGCGACACCTTTGCCGGACCGATCTTCTGCGGGGTGGATATCGGCCGCAAGAAGGACTTGACCGTGCTGTGGGTGCTGGAGCTGCTCGGCGACGTGCTCTACACCCGTGCGGTGATCCCGCTCGAGCGCATGAGGAAGAGCGCCCAGGAGGCGGTCCTGTACCCGTGGTTTGCGATCGCCGACCGCGTCTGCATCGACGCCACCGGCCTGGGCATCGGCTGGGCCGACGATGCGCAGGACCAGTTCGGCGAGCATCGGGTGGAAGCGGTCACCTTCAGCGCACAGGTGAAGGAAACGCTGGCCTGGCCGCTGAAGGGCAAGATGGAAGACCGCGCGCTGCGCATCCCCGACGACCCGACGATCCGCGCCGATCTGCGCAAGGTGCAGAAGGTGACCACGCTCGCCGGCAACGTCCGCTTCGTCGCCGACAGCACCCCGGACGGCCACGCCGACCGCTTCTGGGCACTGGCCCTGGCCATCCACGCCGCCAGCAATCCGGCGGCCCCCATCGAGTTCATGACGCGACGGCGCCGGCGAGCGCCGCAGCGCCGACATTGCAGGGTTCCTCCATGGCTACTAGTCGCCCCCGCCGCCAGGATGCGGCCGCATCCCCATCCGCGCCCGAGCTGGATACCGAAGTCGCCAGCCGGCTGCGCGATCCATTCGAGACGCTCTACCTCGGCGTGTTGCGCACCCAGGACCCGCTGCTGCTCGAGCGCGGCGGCGAAGGTGCGGAGATCTATCGCGACCTGAAGCGTGACGGCAAGGTCTTCAGCGCCCTGCAAAAGCGCATCCTCGCGCTCGTGTCCAAGCCCTGGCAGGTGGAGCCGGTCGATGGTACGAGCCTGCAGGACGCCGAGGCCCTGACCGCGATCCTCAAAGGTTTTGCCTTCGACAAACTGTGCCAGGAGCTGATGGAGGCGGTGCTGTGCGGGTGGGCGCTCGGCGAGATCGTATGGACCCGGCGTGACCATCGGGTGGTGCCGGCGCGCGTGGCGCAGCGGGCACGGCGGCGCTTTCGCTACGTGCAGGACGAGGAGCATGCCTCGCCGGCGCTGCATCTGCTGACCCGCGACGACGATGACGCCGCGGCACGCCGCTCCCCGAACGCAAGTTCATCGTGCATCGGGTCAATCCCGAGGACGACAACCCCTACGGCAGCGGCTTGGGCCTGCAGCTCTACTGGCCGGTGTATTTCAAGCGCGCCGGCGTGGTCGCCTGGAACAAGCTCAACGACCGCTTCGGCACACCCACCCCGTGGGGGCGCTACCCGCGCAACGCCGGCAAGAAGGAAAAGGACACGCTGTTCGAGGCGCTGCGCGCCTTCTCGCGCGACGGCGTGGTGATGACGCCCGAGGGCACGCTGATCGAGTTGCTCGAAAGCAAGGTGGGCGGCAACATCACCACCCAGCAGGCGCTGTGCGAGTACATGGACGACTGGATCGATGCCGTGATCCTCGGCACCGAGCCGCGCAGCAAGTCCGGCGGTGCGATGGCGGCCGCGAGCAAGGAACGCCAGGACGTGCGGCTCGACCTGGTGCAGGCCGACAGCGATCTGCTGTCCGAGACGCTCAACAACACCCTGATCCGGTGGCTGTGCGAATACAACGGCCTGGCGCCGTGCCAGGTCTATCGCGTGATCAAGGAAGAAGACGGACCTCAAGGCGCAGGCCGAGACCGACAAGATCGTCAGCGACATGGGCTTCGAGCTGTCGCTCGACCAGGTACGGGCTCGCTACGGCGAAGGCTGGGAGAAGAAGGCGCCGCCCGCCATCCCGCCTGGCGGCGTGCCTGTTGTCGACAACACGAAACCTGGTCGAGAACAGCCGGATGCGGACGCATCTGCCCGTTTCGCCGAGCCCGGCGGGCGCGACGTGATCGACGATGCGATCGACGCCGCCGTCGGCGACTGGGAGGCCGTCATCACGCCGATGACCGACCCCATCCTCGCCGCCATTGCCGAAGCCGACGCCGCCGGCGAGACCGCCGAGCAGCTGCTGCAGCGCCTCGGCGCGCTGCTCGCCGCCGAGCACGCCCCCGACGCCGGCCCGCTCGCCGAGCGCCTCGCCCGGCTCGCCGGCGCCGCACGCCTGGCCGGCACCGCCGGAGCCGAGGCATGACGCCCACCGAGTTCGCCCACGAGTCTTCCGCCTCACGCCCCAGGAAGCGATCGCCTACCTGCAGGCGCGCAAGCTGCTCACCACCACCGACGACTGGTACGAGCTGTGGCAGGACGAACACGCGGCGCAATTCACCGTGTCGCGCCTGGCGCGTGCGGACCTGCTCAAGACCATCCAGGACGCGATCGCCCGATCGGTCGACGGCGAGCTGTCCCGCATGGACTGGATGCGCGACATCACGCGCACGCTGATGGATGCCGGCTGGTGGGGCGAGAAGACCATCACCGGCAAGGACGGCGAGCAACGCACCACCACCTTCGACGCGCAGCGCCTCAAGCTGATCTACGACACCAACACCCGCGCCGCCTACGCCGCGGGGCAGTGGGAACGCATCCAGCGCACCAAGGCCGCGCTCCCGTATCTGCGCTACATCACGATCGGGCGACGAGAAGGTCCGCGCCTCGCACCGCGCGCTGCACAACCTGGTGCTCCCGGTCGACGATCCGTTCTGGGACTACTACCTGCCGCCCAACGGCTGGCGCTGCCGCTGCCGTGTGGTCGCGATCACGCAGCGCGACTACGACCGGGGCCTCGCGCCGGACGGCTCGGGGCTGAAGACCACCGCACCCGAGATCCGCATGCGCGAGTGGATCGACCGCCGCACTGGCGAGATCCGCGAAGTCCCGCTCGGCATTGACCCCGGCTTCGGCTACAACGTCGGCAAAGCCGCCGCCCGCACGGCTGCGCTCGCCGACCTGATCCGCTCGAAGGCCAAATAGGAGAGACCATGCGCACCCCGATGCAAGACGAAATCGACGACGTCCTCAACCAGTGCATGGAGGCCCTGGACGCCGGCACGCGCTGGCCCGGCGCAACCTACGAACAAGGCGTCGAATCAGCGCTCCGCTGGATGCAGGGCGAGGGCGACAACCCGATGGAGGATTGACGTATGGCCCTCACGATCACCGCCGACACCCGGTTCGTCACCGACTACCTCGAGCAGATTGGAAAGCGTATCGACGACATGACGCCGCTGATGGACGCGATCGGCGGGCTGATGGAAACCCAGATCAGCAACCGCTTCGAAACGATGACCGATCCTGGCGGGGCGAAGTGGGCGCCATGGGCTGAGAGCACCAAAGCGAACTATCCCGATGACGCACACGGCCGTCTGCTCGACCGCTACGGTGACATGCTCCGCAGCCTGACCCACACAGCTGACTCCAAATCCGCAACAATCGGCTTCGGTCAGCCCCATGCCGCCTACCACGAGTTTGGCACCAAGCACATGGAGCGCCGCGGCTTGCTGGTCGATGACCCCGACACTGGCGAACTCGGAAACGAAGACCGCGAAGCCGTCCTCGACCTGGTCTCCGCCTACCTGAAGTCATGAAGCCCGCCTCAAGTGGGCGCGGAAGATGCTGCACCGACGCACCCGTCGCCGCCAGTCCAAATCTAAAACACCCTTGAAATTCCGCCCCCGATAAATCCCCTAACGTCCCACCAGATCCCGGATTTATCTCGCTCACCCCCTTGGGAATATCTCACCCCTTCTCATGCGAGCGAGGCCAGCGTCTTGCCGCCGCCGGTGGGCACGGTCAGCGAGAACAGGCCGGGGGTGTGCTGCGCTCCATTCCGGACATGCGCCAGGATGTCCGCGCGGATGCGGTTGACGTCGGAATCAGCGCTGAAGCGGGCGAGGGAGGCGTCGAGGCTTTCGCGCAGCGCCTCCAGCGACGGTTGTTCCACGGCGCGTAGCCGGCTGCGATCGCCCCGCTGGTCCGGCGGTGCGATGCGGTCGTAGAAGGCTTCGGTATCCAGGTAGTCGGCATCGACCAGGCAGGAAAACAGCATCCGAATGAGGAATAGCGGCTTGGAACATCGCCCCGCCCGCCGCGCCGCCCGTGAACGGGTAGGACTCGCCTAAGGCTTACCGGCAAGCGGATCTCATCTGNCCACTGTGGTAGCAAGGGCGGCAGACCCGTGCCGCGCAGGCGCTCGCGCAGCGCGGTGCGCTCGCCGCTCTCGAGCCCATTGGCGAGCCCCGCATGGTGGCCGGCGATCGCATAAGCGATCAGATAGCCGAGCGGGCCGTAGCGCTCGATCGCGACCATCGCTCCGCGCGTCGCGTGGTCCACACGGATCGCGTCGCCGGCAAGGCGGCGCTGGAAGTCTGCGGTGTACTTGCCAAGGTCATGGAGCAGCCCGGAGGTTTCCGCTAAAGTGTGGGCCCCGAAAATGGCGGCACGCTCCTTCGCCATACGTCCAACATTTTCAAGATGACTGCGCAGCGGCTGCCAGTCTGATCTGCCCGAATTGGTGGTTGAGTGCGCGAACATCAGCGGCAGGTCTCTCGAGATTTCATCCATTCCGGTTCTGGTCACCGGCGTCCATCTGTGTCTTCACATTTCCAAAGCATAATGCCATGACTTTGGCGTATGCGGAAAAGTGATGATGGGAATTGTGAGGGCCTTCTGTGTTCGATGAGGGAACGCCGTCAAGGGGTTTTGCGCTCTCTCTATGAAACCCCGGGGGCTGGATTCATTTGATGGAAATCAAGCGCAGATCAGCGAACTGCGCCGATAGTCCACCGCCAGTCGTTTCCCGATGCGGGAGCCCGCGTCGATTTCTTCAACCCGATGCCGGGGTGGCCGCGCGCGCTGCCGTGCCTCCGCCCGGCTGCACATGAGAGCCCGTGATGAGCGCTATCGAACCCGTGATCCAGGAACTCCTGGACAATACCGAATTCCTCACCATCGT